ACAAAAAACAAAAGTTATCAACGCATTTGACAGAACAACATCTGTTAAAGAGGTTGAGAACACTTACAAAACCTTACTTGAATCTATCAGTGCTGATATTAAAAAGACTTCACTTAAAGAATCTGTAGGTTTTGCATCAAAACCAATCGGTAGTGCCCCAGCTCGTCCGATTGTTGAAGCTGACGCTTTCGTATCAAGATGGCAACAGCTTGCTGGAATAACAAAATAACAATTTTTAAAACCAAACATTAACAAAAATGTCAAACCTAGTTAATTCTCTTTTAGAGAGCGCTAACCCATACAGCGATCAAATGGGGGTTAGTCAGAAGCTTGCTAAGAAGTGGGCTAAGTCCGGCCTTCTTGAGGGTTTGAGAGATTACGACCGCACTAATATGGCCGTTATTCTTGAAAACCAAGCAAAGCAACTCGTACTCGAATCTTCTACAACTGGTGGTGGTGTAACCAACGGTGCTACTTTTACTCCTGGTAATGGTGAGCAGTGGGCTGGTGTAGCCTTACCTCTTGTTCGTAAGATCTTCGGACAAATTGCATCTAAAGAGTTCGTTAGCGTCCAGCCAATGAACCTTCCTGCTGGTCTAGTATTCTACTTAGATTTCCAGTATGGTAACAACATCCCTAAGCCTTTCGTAAAGGGACAATCTGTTTATGGTACTCTAAACCAAACTGCTACTAGCGGATTTGGTAACCTTGCTGAAGGTGGTCTTTATGGTCAAGGACGTTACGGATATTCTATCAACCAGTTTTCTGCTTCTGCAGGTGAAGTTGTAACAACTGCCGCAACTTTTGCTAACGTTAACTTCAACCAAGACTACTCTCAGTCTGTTGCAGATAGCAAGATGATTCAGATCGCAGTTCCTACTGCTTCTTTAAGCACCCCTGACCTTAACGGTATCCGTGCTTTCGAATTGAGCGCTAGCTCTGCTATACTATCCCCTTCTACTTTGATTAATGATTTTACTACTTTATCTGGTGGCAATATCTTATTCTATGTAAGTGGATCTAATGCAGCAGCTATCGATGCTGTAACCGGTTCAATTATTGTATTCTACAATAAGCAAACCAATTTCCAAACTCGCGGTGATTTCGAAGATGCACCTGGCGATACTCCAGCTCCATTCTCTAACCCGAACGCAGCTTCTTCTACAACTATCGTTATCCCTGAGATAAACGTACAGATGAAGTCTGAGACTATTTCTGCTAAGACTCGTAAGTTAAAAGCACAATGGACTCCAGAATTTGCTCAAGATTTGAATGCTTACCATTCTCTTGATGCTGAAGCTGAGTTAACTGGTATGCTTTCTGAGTATATCTCTCTTGAGATTGATCTTGAGATTCTTGATATGTTGATCGAGAACGCACAAACAGTTGCTAACTGGTCTGCACAGATCGGTAACCAAATCAACGCTGCTGGTACTGCTTACACAAGCAATACTGCTGGTGCTTACTACAACCAGATGTCTTGGTTCCAAACTTTGGGTATCAAACTTCAGGCTGTATCTAACAAAATCCACCAATTGACTTTACGTGGTGGTGCTAACTTCCTAGTATGTTCTCCAACTGTAGCTACAATCCTTGAATCTATTCCTGGATTTGCAGCCGATACAGATGGTGCAGCAGATACTATGAAGTATGCATTCGGTGTTCAGAAGATTGGTCAGTTGAACAGTCGTTACAAGGTTTACAAAAACCCTTATATGACTGAGAATACCATCTTGATGGGCTTCCGTGGTAATCAATTCCTAGAGTGTGGTGCTGTTTACGCCCCATACGTACCGTTGATCATGACACCTCTAGTGTACGATCCAGATACCTTCACACCAAGAAAAGGTATCATGACTCGCTACGCGAAGAAGATGATCCGTCCTGAGTACTACGGTAAGGTATACGTTGCTAACTTAAATGTAGCTCAAGCTAGCTAATCTAAACTAGCCTAAAAAATAAAAACCGGCCCCGTAAGGCCGGTTTTTTTATTGTAAAATTTGCTATTTATTTAAAAATAAAAATGCCTACTCTAGTAGATTTGAGCAGAGGCCCCTACGGCCTATCAGGAGGTTCGATTCTAAGCGGATCCACAAACGTAACAGCCGACGCTTTTTGGTATTATCCAGTAACTGCTACAACGGCTATCGTTACCTTTAGCAACCTTTCAGGCAGTGCAGTAAGCGCTTCTTTTACAGCCGGCAACGGGGTTTTTGGTGCTATAACACAAGTGTCTCAATCTGAAGGAATTGCTGTTCTCTACTCTGGATCCTACCAATATCCTCTACCTTAATATAAATCCTTGAGAATATATAATGTAGAACCCTCTTCGGAGGGTTTTTTATTCCCTTTTGCTTACTATTTATATCAAATGGTCTTTGCATGGTGACAACAACAGTTTCAAAAAAGAAAAAACTAAAGAATCCGATCAAATTTCAAGTTACGCTCAATGAAGAACAGAAAGCCGCAAAATCGGTTATTCTAGGAAACAAGATAACAGTTTTGAAAGGAGGTGCCGGTTCAGGAAAATCAATGGTTGCAGCACAGGCAGCACTAGATTTACTGTTTACCGGTCAAGTTGAGAAAGTGATTCTTACAAGACCTGCAGTAACAGCAGGTGAGGAATTAGGGTTTATGCCTGGTGATAAAGATGCTAAGCTTGCTCCTTATACAGCTGCCATATACGATAACATGTATAGGCTCTATAATAAGGAAAAGATAGATAGAGAGATTATAGAAGGCAGGATTGAGGTGATTCCTGTAGCATTTATGAGAGGAAGAAACCTTACAAACTGTTGTGTTGTAGTAGACGAAGGTCAAAATATCACACACAGGCAAATGGAGCTAGTCCTCGGTAGAATATGTGAAGGATCAAGAATGATTATATGTGGTGATACTGCACAGATTGACCTAAAAGATAAAAAATTATCAGGTTTCGGATTTATATGTAATAACTTGACTAACGTAGTAGGTTTTTCGGTTGTGACTCTAAAAACTAATCATCGCGATCCAATCGTTGAAGATATTTTAAAAATTTATTTAGATCATAGAGACTAAAAAACATGGCGAATCCAATAATTTATAACGGCAATCCAGGACCAATTTCAGGTAGTACACCGTTTGGATTTTACGATAACGACCCGGAATATCAAACCGACGGGCCAAAAGTAGCTAACTACTGTGCATGGAAATTAGGATACCCTGTACTAGATGTCGAACTACAGTCCGGATCGATTTACGCTTGTTTTGAAGAAGCAGTTTCAATCTATGCCGAAGAATTATACCAGCTTAAGATAAAGGACAATTACCTTACACTTGAAGGACAACCGACTTCTTCTTTACTAAACAATACCGTAGTATCTCCTAACCTAACTAACTTAGTTAACATAGCAGAAACGTATGGTCAAGTAGCAGGAGTAGGTGGATTCGTAAGCTGGAAAAGCGGTTCCCTAGAACTTATATCCGGTCAACAAAACTATAACGTATACGATTGGGCTGTAGCATCCCAGAGCATGGATCCAGGTGATAGAATTATAATTCAAAGGGTAATGTATCAAGCACCGCCTGCAGTTTACGGGTATGGTTATGGTGCTTATTACCCACAGCTTGGTGGTTCAGGTGCATGGCCTGGAGATTGGGGCGGATATGGAGGTATGGGATACGGAGGAAATAATAGCGTAACATACTATCCTGTCTTTTGGGACATTCAGAGAATACAAGAGCTAGAGATGTCAAATGACGTACGTTTACCCGAATGGTCGTTTGAACTTATTGGTACTAACTTGAGAATAACACCTGTACCTCTAGGGAGTAACTACGGAGGATACAGGCAGTGTATTTCTCTTCAGTATGCATTTCAGTCAGATTTGATGTCTCTTACTGAAAACAGCCCTTACGATAATAACCAAGGCTTAGTTGCAAATGCTGCTTTAGCACCTTACGGTCTAATAACTTACTCTGATATCAATCAACCAGGTAAGCAATGGATCAAAGAATATACAGCTGCACTAACATCAGAACTACTAGGATTAATACGTGGAAAATACCAGACTGTATTGATTCCTGGTGCAGAAGCTACTCTTAACTATGCGGATTTAATTACACGTGGTAAAGAAATGCAAGTAGCTTTGCGTGAGAAATTACGCCTTGACTTCGAAGACATGTCAAGACAGAAGCAACTTGAAAGAAAACAGTCGGAAAACAATTCTCTTAACGATACCTTAAATAGTATACCGTTGATGGTATACATCGGATAATTATGGCACTATTCGGTTCAGTGAGAGATGCAACAATGCAACTTGGTGTAGCAGGCGAGTTTGTAAATAACGTAGTAACCCAGCAGATAGGCTACTATAAGGTAGTAATACCGGCATCTCCTCCGAATATCTACGGTGAATCACCAGTTAAGCAGTATATTGGTCCGGTACTTCTAAACTGCTTGATAGTTAGAGGAGACTTCTCTACAGTTACTGATAATAATTTCGGCCCCGACAGTAGAAGAGAGGTAGATTTTAGATTTTTAAAGCCTGATTTAGAAGCAGCTAATGTAGTCCCCGAAACCGGTGACATTGTTATGTATAACGAATTATACTACGAAGTCGATAATACGAACGAAAATCAGCTCTTCCTTGGAAAAGATCCAAATTACTCTTACTCTCAAGGATTAAATAACTTTGGTACTAGTTTTTCTATTATTTTAAACACCCATATGACATCGCCAGAAAGATTGGGTATAACACAACAGAGACTCTAATATGCCACAGATAGTACGTCCGGAAAATAGAAGGGAGTTTATGAATAAGCTTGTCATACCTGCAGATCCGCAGTATGGCAATCCAAATCTAGTGTTCTCTGAACCATTCAAACCTGGTCAACCAGAATTTAACAGAGCATATGAGACTGCTTTTGAACCTACAGGAGACAAAAAGTACTCAATAGGATTAAAAGATATTGATCAATCAATAATGTACCATTTTGCAAACGTTCTTAAGCTTACGGTGTTTCAAAATAACTCTACGGTACTCGTTCCTGTTATATACGGCTCACCTGAAAAATGGAAATCAATACAGAAGGACGGGTACTATCGCGATAATGTAGCAAGAATCATGTCACCTCTCTTAGTCTTTAAAAGATCTTCAGTAGTACAGAATAGAACGCTTGGAAATAAAATAGACGGTAACGCTGCAAAAAACGTTCAGCTATACGAAAAGCCTTTTTCAAGGAGAAACATATACGATAACTTTAATGTACTGCAGAATCAAAAGCTGCAGAGAGAATATACAGTTGTAGTTACTCCAGACTACGTTACTGTAAATTATACAGTAATAATGTGGACAAACTACGTAGAGCAAATGAATAAATTGATAGAAGCTGTTAATTTTGCTTCTAATTCCTACTGGGGAGACCCGGATTCTTTTCAATTTCTTGCGAAAACTGAGACGTTTAACGACGCGCAAGTCTTCGATCAAGGTGAAGATAGATTGGTGAGAACCGAATTCGATTTAACTGTCAACGGTTACCTTATTCCGGATTCGCTAAATGCTTATATAGCACAGCTTTCCGGAAAAACCTATAATATTTGTAAAATAGTATTTACCACCGAACAGGTGCAGTAAAGCAGGTTTCTTATTGTTACGGAACGAACTATTTATAATCAAATTTCTTAGGAGTGGCAGATACTATATCAACTTCCGGTATATCTCCCGGTCAAATAATTAAGTCAGAACAGGTTCTGAGAATTATTTACGCTTTGAATGGAGTAAGCGGAAGTACCATTCTCATGTCAGGTAGCCTTGGAGTAAGCGGATCTGCCGACTTTTTAAATACTGTTAACTTTTTTGCAGGAGCAACCGGTTCCTTATTTGGAACCTCTTCTTATGCCGTTACCGCATCGCATGCACTGAATGCAGGAGGGGCAGCTACAGGGTCTCTAATTGAAACAGCTTCATTTTCTAACCCTACTATCACGTTTACTAAGGGTGACGGTACAACTTTTTTGATAAATTTAACAAGTCTTGTACCTCTCACAGCATCACATGCCTTAACTTCTTCTTACTTCAGCGGTTCAATCTCAAATGCTATATCTGCCTCTTATGCACTTACAGCATCGTATATTGCAAACGTATCATCTTTTCCTTTTACTGGAAGCGCTGTTATAAGCGGTAGCTTAAACGTAACGGGTAGTACAAATATAAGTGGTGCCTTATTTGTTAACGGACTTTCCCTGAGTGCAGAGACTGGGGGACAGTTAGCTATATGGATATATACGTCAAGTTTAAGTACAGGAGTTGATCCTGGTAATGGATACTTTAAGTTGAATCAACCCTGGTCATCATCACCTACTGCTGCATCGTTTGACAACTTTGCATATAATCCAAATGTAAGTTTTTCAGGTTATTTAGATAATCTCACAGTAGGTACAGTAATAAAGCTCGTAAGCCTTACCGAAGCCGGTACCTATAAACTGCTACAGATCACAAGCGTAGCACCGCCTGAAACAGGATACGAAAGCTACGGCGTATCGCAGTTAACCTCAGCCGGTAATGATCCTGCTGACGGAGATCAATTTGCATTCGTACCAGTAGGTGCATCCGGGGAAGGCTTTAATACAATCTACAATGCAGGTCCCGGTAGATTAATCATATCTGACGGGTCGACTAATGCCGCTACAGCGTCATCCGATCTAATTTATACAGGAAGTACTTTCTTTATAACCGGTTCTGCTACTACTGTAGACATATATAGCAATTATTTTTATGTTAGAAATAAACAGACAGAACAACCTGTGTTGACAGTGAGCGAGAGTGTTGTACAGTTCGCAACTCAATCAGCCAATCCAACCGGTACTGCACCAAACGGCGGAATATGGTTTACATCCACAAATATGTATGTAGGTCTGGACTAAAATTAACTATTTATTAAAGTAAAAAACCACAAACGAAATGGCAAATTGGAAAAAAGTCGTAGTATCGGGTAGCGTAGCACAGTTAAATAACTTAAGCATTGATAATAACGTAGCTATAACCGGCTCGATAAATGTCTCAGGACTTACTAACGCAAATAAGCCTAATATCGTATCGTACGATACAACTACAGGCTTGTTCACCTATCAAGGTACCGGTTCATTTACAGCAACTACTGCTTCTTATATTTTAAGTAGCGGGGTAGAAGGCCCTCTAGGTATGAATAGCATACTTAGTGCATCTAATGCAGTTAGCGCTTCGATTGCAGGTAGAACACCAGGTGCTCTATCTCAAGTAGCAGGCGGCGGTCTCGGTATCTTTTCTTTCGACGGTAGTACAAACGTACAGGTAGAAGTTAGTGGTGCCGCACAGCTTTCTCAAAACGCCGTTACTAAATGGAATGATACAGACAATAAGTTTGTTAATTCAAGTCTTACCGACAACGGTACAGTAGTTAGCGGAGCTAGTTCAATTCAGCTAACTGGAGCTGACTCAAACCTATCTGGTTCCTTTAGCGGATCCTTTACTGGTACTTTCGTAGGTACTACTAACCTACCCGACTTAACTCAAGGAACCGGTATCACAGCCTTCACTTACGATGGAGCAGCTGCTGCTACAGTTGCAGTATCAGGTGCTGCTAGCTTGACTACAGATAAGATTACCAAATGGACCGGTACTGCATTTGCTAACACTAGTCTAAGCGACGACGGTACTACAGTTAGTGGATCTAGCTCAATT